AAACCCTCCAGCCAAGGCAAACAGTGTTCTGGAGTTGGCAACCTGCCTTCCCTTCACTGTGGGGAGGAATCCCTGGAACGAGTTAGTCCTTGGGAAACAGTCCGGTGCTCTCAACGAGTGCCAGACCTACTACCTGATTTGACTTCCAAACCGTTCTTTTAAACATCAACAACAACAACAACAACAACAACACATAAACACACCATCAAAATAATATATATTTTTAAATATTTAAAAATACATATTATTAATGAGTATTAAATTAAATAGCTTTACTAAAATTAGCAGACAGTTATATAATGTTGAAACATTTACTTTCAAAGATTTATTTATTATTGTTCATAAAATTGAATTTCCCACATCTAAGGAAATAGATTATTTTGAAGATAATAAAACAGCAATTATGGTATTATCAGAAGTAATACTTTCTATTAAAATTAGAAATAAAAATAGATTAATGGAAAGCATTAAATATATGAATTTAAATCAAAAATTAGATATTATTAGAAAATTAATAGCAATTATATGGAATGAAAAAAAAGTTTTAAATTAAATTGAAAAAATATTCTATATTAACTTAATGGGAGTTTTATATATTATTGGTTCATCACCAATATTTTATACAATAACAATGGCTATTATTACATATATTGATGTAGCTTTCGTACCAAAAAATAGTGAAACAAAAAAAACAATTAGAAACTATTATATGTTGGTATGTTTTATTTTGGGTCTTGGAATATCAATATTAACAAATGGAGATAGTACTCTAAATACAATAGTAGCAATACTTGGAATAATGACTATTCCTGGTAGTTTATTGTTACAATGGTTTCTTTTGGCAATTATTGCTTATCAAGCAACAACTTGGAAAGAAAAACAAATTAAAAATGCAAATGGAACTGTTACAACTGAATGGGAATCAGTAGATGATTCTAAAGATAAAAACCAAACTGGTGTACTTAAAGCGAAAAGTGAAACTGTTGCACAAAAAAAATAAAAAATTGAAATTAAAACATTATAATAATATTATAATATTATAATGGCATCTAAACTAAATATAGTACAATTTCCCATAAAACCTTATCAAGAAGCCTATTATAAAAATACTCATTTAAGATTTGGAAAAGCAGAAGACCATAGTCCAATTCTTATTTTTGTTACTCCAAATGCACAAACACCTTATTTTCCGCTTGATGACGATGAATATGATTGTTTCGGAATGATGACTATTGTATTCAATAAATTTATAGATGATCCAAATGAATCAACATTTAAAGAACTATTAAAGCGTACACCAATTATTTACGAACTTAATCATAAAGATTACTTTTCTTGTTATTATTATGATGTAATAGATAACACACCCGTATTCGTTCAATTTTTGACAATTATGAAAGAAATTATGGGTGATGATAAATTTCCAAAGCAAATTGGAATTCAAGAAATGTATTGAAATAATTATTTTTTAATATTATATCTATTTCGTTCCATCAACGAAGTTAATCCAAATAGTCTTCTAATACTAAATCCAATAGTATCAAAATATTTATTCCATTCCTCTTTCTTTCTTTTAGTTCTTTCTATTTTATCTAAATATATTTGTAACCCTTCATCTATATGTTGAAATGGTCTAGTATTTGGATAAAATGTTCTATTATAATTATTATTTACAAACAAATGGAACGCTGGTAAACTTCTTATATAATTACGATCATTTGAATATTTATATGAATTATATTTACGTGTTTCAAATAATATTTCTTTATCTGAACAATATTTACGTAAAGATTTTATTACTTCATCATTTGTATCAGATAATTCTTCAACAATACAATTGATTTTTACATTTAGATATTTCTTTTCTTGCTTCTCTTTTTTAATATGTAATATATTGTAAAACATACAATTTATAATATTAAACAAAATATTATTTATATCAATTTTTATTAGTCGAACATTTAATTGTGCAATATATTATTGCTGATGGAATTAATATAGGTGAAATCAATATTATTACAGATATTAATAATATAGATGAGCCTATTTCACGTAATAAATTAACTTTTGGTTTTATATCATCATTTGATTGTTCTACATTTGGTATTTTAATTTTTAATTCGGTGGGTAATAAATTTACTTGCGGTAAATGCAAATTTAAAATTGGTACTGGTTTTTCTTCTGAATATTCATCTGATGATAAATCTTCTTCTAAAGGAGGAGGGGGAGGTGGTATTAAATTTTCTTCAAAAGGAGGAGGCGGTGGTGTTGGTGTTAAATCTTCTAGAGGTGATGGTGGTAAATGTGTAAAATATTCTTTAGGGGGAGGTGGTGTTGGTGATAAATTTTCATCAATGAATCGTATTGGTGAATAAGTAATATATTCTCTTTGATATATGAATTCATTTTCTGGATAATTTCTTCCAGTCATATCCACGCATAAAGAGTTTTTTTCATAAATTGATGATTCCTCTGAAATATATATTCCTTCTGATAATAAAGAATTTGGTGAATCAGAAACTTCTAATTCACTATCTGTAATAGTTTCTTTAGGAATCTTTATTCTTAAAGATTCTGATTTTATAAAAATATCTGAATTAGATTCCATATATTTTATATTATAAAATAAAACATTTATTTTAATCATTTTCATAAATAACTTGTCTATCAATATTTAGACCATATATCTCTTTTAATTTTTGTAAAAACTCACCCATGTTAGCATAAGATTTATTAAATGTAAGTTTTTTATCAATTAATGTCAATGTTTTATCTAATATAAATATTTGTTCATCTTTTTCTGAAAAGAGATTCCAATAAAAATCTTTATGATGTATGAAACCATCTTCGATTTTAATTGTTATTGCATTTAATTCATAAGAACTAGTTTTATCTGTTCTTAAAATCCAACAATATGGTTCTAAATTTTTTAAAACATTTTCTGCTTGTTCTTCATCTAAATTATGAAGAACACAAGAATTTTTAAATGGTGCATAACAAGTAAAATCATCAATTATACTGAAAGATGTATCATTATCAATTATATTAAAAGATGCATCATTATCAATTATATTAAAAGATGTATCATCATCAATTATATTAAAAGATGCATTATTATCAATTAAACTAATATCCATTATTATTATATTAACATTAATATAATAATAAATATACAATTTTTAAATAAAACCTGACGTTACTTTTTATATTTTAAATACGAATATTTAATAATATTTTCTTTTTGATAAATATTAAGCGATAACCAACAATTCATAAAATTATTTTGTAGCTTTTCAATCATATCAATTAAATCATTAGTTACTTCTGAACTAAATACATTGTATGCTATTTCTTCTATATCAGTATTATGAATATACTGATTTATATATTTAATCATTGTAATATTATCTTGAATTTGCGATTGATTCATTATGAGATAATTATAAGATTAGGATAATATTTTTTCATCTTTTTTATATTTTTTTCTACATAATGGACACTTTTTTGATACATAATAATCATTATCATCGTTAATATAATTAAATTCATCATAATTCCAACGAATGAACATTTCGTAATCATCTTTTTCCCACTTATCTAAAATCTTTTCATCTTCGTCACAACAAGGTCTTCTTTTACAAGATTTTTCGTGTTTACAAGGTGGACACCCATATTTTACTGGACATATATCAAATCTATCTTCTTGAAAATATAAAAGATTTTTAGAACATTGAATACAAAACCAATGTGAACAATTTGTTGGAAATTTCATTTTAATACCTTTCTTATAACAAACAGGACATTCTTCATCATTTTCTTTAAATTCTAATTTACCCCAGCCTTCACTATCTTCTGTTACTAAATCACATAATAAACATAACTCGTCACAAAAGGTTGTACCTTTACAAAAAATATAATTTATACATTGTTTAGACATTATATTATAATATAAATAAATCAAATATTTTAAAAAATTATAAATAATTCCTATAATTTATAAATTTGTTCCGTGATATAATTAATTACATCCTCATTTACTTTAAAAATAGATGTTCCTAATTTACCAGAACTATCTTGTGAAAAATAAACAGTGTCAAAATTGTATTTCTGAATCAAATCTTTGATTTCATTTATACTATCATCAATAATTGTTTTAACTTCTTCGTCTAATTTACTAAAACCACCAAATACATAAGTTCCAGTAGGAATGCCAACACTTCTAGGTCTATTTAAAGAACTAAACTTATTATATTGTCTAATAATAGCATTTCCTTTACCTATTTTACACGACGCGTGATGTTCAATATTATCATTAAAAATGAATAAACAATTCTTATATTCAGTTTGTTTAATCATCCAATTAAAATCACCAAGTGTATTATTACCAGTGTAAATAGAACCAATTACTTTAACCATACATATGTATTATTAATATATTGTTTTATAATTTCAATTTTTAATGATTAAATAAATTAATAATAGCTGCTTCCACCGTGACCATGACCAATCATATCACGATTATTATGATGTTCCTTCTCTGGAAAATATGACTGTCCACACATCTTACGAGGAATACCTTCATCAAGTGCATAAACAATATGATAAATAATCTTACAAGGTACCCAAATAGGTGCAGTAATCAAATATGCAGAACCCCAGACCAATGCACGTCCAATAGAATTGACTGGCTTCCAAGTTTTATAATCTTTCTCGAGCATTAGGCCATTAAAACCACGGTTCTTTGTTGTGTTTTCGTTACTGGTCATACTAATTTATTAGATATCTATATTGATTATTTATTTCAATTTTTTTATATTATATAAAAAAGATTAAATATTATATATAAAAGATTGAATATTAATATAAAAGATTTATTACTTATATTAATATGCACATATTTATTTTTAATAGAGGTTTAAGATTAACCGATAATACAACTTTAATACACCAAATTAAAGAAATGGGTCCAGTTGTACCTATATTTATATTTACGCCTGAACAAATAGAACCAAAAAAGAATTCATATTTTAGTAATAATAGCGTCCAATTTATGATTGAATCATTACACGAATTATCTGACGAGATTAAGAAGAAGGGTGGTAAAATGTATTTTTTTAAAGGGGATAATGTTAAGGTGCTGAAGGCGTTGCATAAGAAGGAGGGGATTGAGTCGGTGGGGATGAATTTTGATTATACGCCTTATGCAAGAAAGAGAAGTGAAGACATACAGAAGTTTTGTAAGAAGAATGAGATTATGTTTTTAGAAGATGAAGATTATGCTTTACATGATATATTAGAAAATAAAACAAATAAAAAAGATGGGTCGCCTTATTTGGTTTTTACTCCTTTCAAAAATCATTGTTTATCAAATTTAAAAGTTAGAGAAGTTGATGGATTCAAATCATATAAATTTCAAAAAGTTCCTGAAATAGAAAAGAGCAAGTATCATTTAGATGAAAAACATTTAGATGATTTTTATGAAGATAATCCAGATATTAATGTACATGGAGGACGTAGTAATGGAATTAAAATATTAAATAACATTGGTAAGTTTAAGAATTATTCAAAGGATAGA